AGGAGACCCGCCAATACGCCAGACATGGTCAACGTGAGTGGAGACAGAATCTTCCACGCTTCAGCATCATTGGGTGCCTGCTCCAGAGGTTGAGTCACAAACAGAAGCCCGTAGAGCAACACAAAGACTGTGCCTACAAAAGCAATGGAGATTGCAAGGCCAACGATCAAAATGAGTCGTCCTTTGATTTCTTCGTTTGATAGTCGTGCGCGCAATTTCATGAGCAACGTCCTTCTGGAGCAAGGGTAGTGGTTGGGGTGGTGATTTCGGTTGTGCGGGTCATCACTTGGTTTTTAGTCCGTGGGCAGTTGACGCGTTCACGGTCAGCACATGCTGTGAGCGAACCTAAAAAGACCAATAGAATTAGGCTTTTTTTCATTAAAGAATGTTTTGAACAGTAATCGAAGGAACAAGGATTGTTGCTGTCGGCCCTGAAGCTCTTGAGGCAATTGTGAAAGTGTTCAGTCCTGCCGTTAACGCAACAACAAGCGAACGCGACTTGCCAATAACCGTGGCCCCAACACTGTCAAAGCCGTTTGCATCTGCAGCTGCGGTTGTTGTTGCACCAGATACTGCAAAGGACATTACCGTTGTTGAGCCACCGCTATTTGAAAGACCCGGCGACATAATAGTGACCAGTGCGCTGGTTCCCGTATAGACGGAAACGCTTGTTGCGGTGTTCACATAACCACCAACAGCAGGGTTAAAAGTTGCGTTGGCTGCAGATTTGGCAACAAGGTCAACCCAGACTGAGCCGTTGTAAATCATTAGAGAAGTTGATGCCACAGTTGGCGCTGTGAGGTAGCAGACCATCCCCTCCAGCGGGGTGGGCAGTGCCGTGTCTCTTGCAGCTTCGGTTGTGAACGTCATCACTGCCTGTTGTTGCAAAGTGTTCATCTGCGTTGAGGTAAGTATTTGTCCAGCAGTAAATGTTTGTATTGCCATGGTTGTCTCCTTTAGAAACTTAGAAGGTTGGTTGTTGAGATGGTTCCAAAAATTGCATCGTCTAGAACAAAATAAACATTTGCGTCTGTTGATTCGAATGTGAAAGAGATGACATGATTGCCGGGTGTGATTGTATGGTTCACGCCTGAAACAATCAAGGTTTGACTGTCGCTTGAAGGTGTCCCAGTGACAAAGTTTTTCACTACTGTGCAGACGCTGGTGAGGTCAAGGCCCAGAACAATGTTTTGTTGGGCTGTGGTCATGCCTGACAATTGGCTTTGCAAACCGTTGAATCTCAAAATTGGGTTTTGGTATCGGCCCAAAAGGTAACTGCCTAGAGCTGCAACTTCTAGCGTGGCGCTGTTGAGAAGGTCTGTGAGGCTGTATGTCTGGGATTGGTATTGAGCAATGGAGGTGGCGTTGCTGGTTGTTTGGATTGCCCCAGCTGGTGACTGTGTGTTGATCACGTTATATAGCAATTCATCGCCGTATTGGTTCATGAGGCTGTTGAAAGGAAGACCTGTGCCGTCACCGTTGAATGTGGCTCCAGAAACAGGGTTCAAAACGCTTGCTCTACCTTTGAAAGTGAGGGTTCCGTTTGCACTCATATAGAGAAAGCCTTGTTCGGATGTGTTGATTTGTTGAAGGTAGTTCAGGCAGTTTGTGTCTTGGTCAATTTGGAAGGCCCCAAGGGTGGATGAACCAACGTCAATTGAGCGCGCGCCTTGGTAGGCAATTTCGGTGTAGTTCAGCACTGTGTCAATTCGCGCCCCAGTCTTCTCAACCGATGGGGTGACCACATTGATTTGCTGGTTTGACAGAACAGTAAAGTTGTCTGCACATTGCACTGTGGCTGTGTCGTTGAAGCCGAGGTCATAGTTAATGTCCCAGTCAGTTATCAGACCTGTAAAAATGGGGATGCCGTTGGCAAGTATTTGAACTGGCAAGCGCGGAACAATTCCTGTTTGGTTTGTTGGCGCGCCAATCCAGTACGGCGATGACTGGTTCAAAGGGTCAAATGTCCGGGTCTTATTCCAGAGGTTTATTTGCGCGGTTCCACAGTTGAATTCGTCAAGTTGCCGTGAACGTCCACGAGTGATGGAAACGGATTGCACAAATTCTGTTACATCCACAGGTCGGATTCCACTTAAAGTTCCACGGCCTGCCGTATCTAGAACGCCATAGAAAGCATCATTCAGCTGAAAATTTTCCCCGTACCCGACAGTGGTTTGGAAACCAATAAGAACTTGAAGTTGTGGCTGACTCATACGGACACAAAAACCTGACCCGATAGTCGTTCCGCGCTCTTGATGGCTTCGATGATGTCGCGCCCAACTTGGGCAGGGTTAGAAACAAGTCCAGCATTGACTGTGATTTGGTAGGTCTTGGCTTGGTCAAGTGCTGTTTGACCTCTGGAGACATTGCCTCCAAAGAATGCGTTGCCTGCAGCTAATCCAAGGTTTGCAGCTGAAGAAGAAAGACCAGCGAGGGACTCGTTAAACGAAGCAATGTTCATTCCGTTTGCCCCGCCAATTAGGTCTTGGGTAACTTGCACTCCCGCGCTTGGTCCAAGGTTTATAAGTTGAGCAAGGCCGTCTTGGGAAAGTCCGAACCCGGTCAAATATTGAAGGTTGCTGGCGAACTGTTTTGCGTCTGCAATTTGCTTTTGAAACACCTGTGCATAGTTTGATGATGCGCGGGTCGTCTGGGCAGATGACACGTTTCGTTCAGCTTCGGCAACTTTGTTGAGCGCGTCTGCGTATTGTTCAGCGTCTTCTGTTGGGCTAAGTTTTGCCAGTTCTGCGTAGGCATCCTTGCGGGTTTTCAATGCGTCCGTGACATCTTTGTCTGCATCTGTTTGAGTCTTAAAGGCATCAGACAAGGAAACAAAACCGCGAATGGAATCAGCAGTGGTGTCCGCAAACCCTTGAAGTTGATCCTTAGCTGCTTGGAGGCTGGCCCCAACAGCATCAACAGCGGTGACTACTCGGTCCCGCAAAGTGTCCGCGTGGTCTTTGGCTGCTTTGCGCGCTTCTGCTTGTTTGTTCTTTAAGTCGTTAGTTCCCTTGGTGGTTTTCTTTAATGTCTCGTTGTACTTGTTTGACAGCAACTTGTCCATGTCGCGAAACTCGGCAGCTGTGTAAGTAACTGTTGACGCAACTGTGTCGGATTCTCCAGCAACAACATGAAGCAATTCACCAATTGATTTCAACCCTCTGATAAGTGAGCCGGCAGGAGTTACATACAAGAACAACTTGCCAATTGCGTCAACGTATTTGTTGGTTTCTCCAGTGGCTCTTTCGGTAGCAGAAGGAATGACTTTGTTAAGGATGGTGGCAAAGTCGTTTACTGCTGGGGAGAGTTGTGAACCAACCAGTTCATAAAGGTTGTCAACTGTGATGGAAAGTTGCGACATTCCACCAGCAGAAGATTTGGCAGCTGCATCTGATGCGCCTTTGAAACTGGTTGCCAACTGTCGTTGAATAGTCTCAAGGTCTTTGGACTTAACAGCATCCGCGTCAAGGGAAACACCAAGGCGAGTGAGTGCGCCAATATTGCCGTTTTGGGCTTTGGCTAAAGCAAGGGAAACAGTCTCCAAATCCTTGCCAGTGCCTGCAGAAATATCTAACGCAAGGTTGAGAAGTCCTTGGGCTTGGTCTAGGTCTTCAGTTGCCCTGACTAGATTCTGCAAACTTGGACGAAGTTTGTCGTCAGACACCGCCGAAGTGGATTCCATTTTTGCTATCTGCTTCTCCATCGAAGCAACCTGAAGGTCAGTTGCCCCTGTGGAGTTCTGGACTGCAATCTTTAATTGTTCAGCTGCTTTCTCATCGTCATTGAACGCTGTAACGGCTTTACCAAGTTGCTGGACCAATGCCCCAGCGGAGACAGCTGCACCCAACTGGGAGGTCACCAGACCCTTTAGAGAGAACTGTGCGCCCTTGACACCCTTGTCGTTGTAGGTGGTGACGATGGGAAGCGTTACTGCAGCCATTTGGTTATCTCATCTCTTTGTTCACGCGCAAGATTACATCCTGCACAATGCCATGAACGGTTGCTGTCAAATGAGGAAGGTGTTCTTCTCCACCGGGCCACATATACCGAGAAGGACCTTTGCGTCCTTTGCGCTCACCAGAGCGATGCGGGACATCTTCACTGTCAAGGTTGTCAATGAATGGGGAACTTCCACCGCGCGCACCAGCTGTGTCGTAAATAGCACCAGCAGGGTTGTTTTGAATAATGCTGAACATCGAATATGCACTGTTGCCCATACGCGCTTTGCGCTTTGGGCCACCAAGTTTGAAACGTATTCCCCGAAGAATGAGTTGTTTGTTCCAAGCAGTTGCACCGCCACGGCCCTTAACAAGTTCGCCTTTGGTGATGCGGGAATCCCCGCCAGATGAGTTGAACGGGGTGATGTCAGAGTCAATGAATTTGAGATAATCCTTAATGGATTTGATCGTTGGCGCAGCTTCTTTTCGAATCTGCTTATTCATCTCTTTCACATAATCAGGTTCAAGTTTCTTGAGACGCTTCAGCGTTTCGTCAAGACCCTTGATTTTCATGTCTGATTGAATGTTTGCCATTACTTGTGTCTGTCTTGGAGGGCTTGGCTAAGAGTGCTGATGAGTGTTATCGGCATGTCCTTCAGGTCCCGCCATGGAATCCCCGAAAGGATTAGTCCGGCGATGACTCCGTGGATGCCGTCACGCCAAAAGGGATGCGCTCCACCCTGTAGGAAATGCCTTTCACTTCTGACTTGTACTTCTCAATGTTGCTGACGTGGCCCTGTTGTTTCATGGAAAGGTAACTCAGTGTCACTAGGTATTCCATAGAAAGGTTTTCGTCAACTGCTTTGATGATTGAAACGGTGTGCAGTTTCTCAAACTCAATGAGGCTTGCTACCGATAGGGCGATTTCATGTTCGCTCCCATCGACCAGCACAGTGGCGATGTGGAGTTCAAACATTAGGCGATTGGTTCTGTAAGGAGTCCGCCGTTGAAGGTGATAGCACCAACAGTGGCAAGGTCGCCAACAGCGCCCGTGACGGGACGGTACTCAGACATGAGCGCGCCAGTCAAAGTGAAGTTTGGATTCGTTGCGCCAACAACTGCCGAAGTTGGTCGGACAACAACAGTGGTTTGGACACCGACAAGTGCAGTCAAAGTCGCGTTGACTTTTGTAGCTGCGAAGTCTTGGTTGAATGAAATTGTCACTGTGTTGTTCTGGATTCCACCCACGAAGGTGTGTCCGTTGGTTGAACTGCTAGACATACTGGTTGACTCAACGCTGTCCACAGCCTTGACGACTTCCACGTTTGTGACATAGGTAGTCAAATCAACTGAGTTGACAAGAACTGTGATGTCTTTGTTTACATAAATAGCCATGACTATTCAGCCTCTACTTTCTTGGTTTGTTTGTATTCGATATGACCCCCACTGATGAGGGCCTCAATCGATGAGCCTTGCAGCTCATCATCGGTGATTGTGTCGCCAAGCGATTTGCCTGCAACAAGTTCTGATGTGACTTTGTAACTAGCCATGTGTTCCTTATGGGTATGCGACCCACGGCACCGTGATGGTGTACGCGGGAAGTTCTTGATTGCCCACAGAATAAACCGTGGGAGTTGCGTCTGTTGCTGATGTTGCGTCAATAACCATGTCCATCGTGTCAAGAAGCGCGATGAGCGCGTCAAGGTTGCCCGGTGGAGGCATCAACACGTTTACAGGGAAAGAAAGCAACAACTGATTGGTGGTTGAGCGCGTCACTTGTGGAGGGTCAATGATCACGGAAAGCGGGCGAGCGTTGCGGGAGTCTGAAACAACAACAACGCCAGCAGTTTCGAGCGTTGAAACCAGCCGAAGGCGGGCATCATTTGTACGGCCCATTATGCGACCTGCGCTCGGTTACAACCCCAGAGTCTGAGAATGTCACCCATGGCAACAGGGTTATTTCCTGATGCCAAAGTTTCATAAGACTGGAATGAGTCACCGCCAGCAGAACCGCGCGAGCGATACAACTGAGCTGCCATCATTGTTGTACCCAGTTTCACGTCAGCACTTGGTGCCGTAGCAAGCACATCAGAAAAATATCCTGCAGCGCGCCTTCTACGGAACGCAAGCGCGTTGGCTGCATCTGTGCATACAGTAACGAAAGCGGTGTCATTTGCCGTTGCGGGCGATACCCCCAAGAATGACAGGACCGAACTGTTGTCGGTCCAAGTGCAAACACTGGTGTATGTGATTGTCGCCGTGTTCGGTGCGGTGTCGCGTTGAACGTCATCGCCAGCATCAAAGTAGATGACTTGATTTTCGCGGAAAACATTCCAGTCAAATTCAAAGTCACCCTCTGGGCCTAGACCAGTAAATTCATAGGGTTCGGTGGAGACAACT